ACAAGAGACAAAATACCTAATGAATATTTTATTGATATGAAAGTGGTTACAGACCAAAATGTTGATACTTATAAACAAACATTACAATTTCAAATAGTTAATAGAAAATAAAATGAAAAACACAAGATATATGTTCTTTCAAAACTTAGAACAAATGAAAAGACAATGTGAGATGCTCCTTCAAATGGATGAATCTATGATTGAATCTCTATTGAACGACGGTCACGATTGGGCCGACGACCACATCTCAGAAGCAAAAAATAATATGGACCAAGTATTTGATTTCATTATGAATGAAAAAGATGATACTCATGGTGACGAAATGATAATTGATGACGTTATGGAAAACAAAAAAACAGTAAGAATTACAGAAGATATGTTAGAGGCAATTATCCGACGTGTAATTAGAGAAAAAGAAAAAGACACAACACTTTGCGAAAGAGGTATTACAGCTGCTAAAGCCAAATATGATGTATACCCATCGGCATATGCTAATGGATATGCGGTTCAGGTTTGTAAAGGTGATATGCCAGATGTCAATGGTGTAAAAAAATGTTCAGGAAAGTATTGTTCAGGTAAATAAATTGCAATATATTTGCAATCTAAATATTTATTTGAATGTCTTACCAAACTTACACTTTAATCAAGGATGATGAACTCATTCTCGAAACTCAAGCAGCAACTGTAGACCGTGCAATTGATTACTTTGCAATAGATTATCCCCAAATCTTTTCAGTAAAAAGTGGTTATTCAGTTGGATTGAAACAAAGGGATAAATACCAATTGTTTCAAAAAGAAAAAAGGGACAATTAAGTCCCTTTTATTTTTTTATAATATTCTCTAATTGACCACTTATATCCAACATCACCACCCCTTAACAAACTGTTAAGATATATAACATCTTCATGTGGTTTTCCTTTATATGATTCTGACAAAGTAACTTGATTATTAAGTTTATCAAAAAACTCTTTTATTTGTTTTACATCGTCAATACTTACCTCACCTGAAATAATTCTTTCAGATAGTCTATTACTACCACCTCTTTTTTTAAGATACTTTAAACCCTTTTTAACTACCTCAATAACTTGTTTAGGTACACGTACAGTGTCAATCTCTTCTGTAATACGTATTTTAAGGTCACTGGTACCCTTAAAAATTCTATGGTAGGTCTCTTTGTGTATTTCTATTCTTTGTCCCGCAGAGAGCTTTTTTGGTAGTTCATTTTCCATTTGTAATAACCAATCATCACCTTCAAGAATTTCAACAATTCTATTTTTCTTATCACGGTGCCAAATCAACTCTTCCGAGTCAACATCTTTAGAGAAAACTCGTTCAAAAATATTCTTTTTTATATTTTTCTGTGAATAAACCATTACCAAAATCTTCCAGGAACATTATTACCAAAATCTTTGTGTGCTCTACATGCCCAATAACCGGGTTTAGTTCTATCTTTCTTTTTTTCACACTGATGTCTTGCTGCGAATGATGCTCTCGCACCTGAGTCGTTCCACTTTGCAGTCATAACAGGAGAACCATAAGAAACTTTTATTATTTTACCCGATTGTGGATTTTTAACATATACATACCATTTTTTTGGTCCACCTGTTTTTGGTTTACCAAGCTCAACATTTTTCCCTTTGTATTCCGCCTCATTAATCATAGGGTAATCCAATGGTAATCTTTCACCTTCATATATAAAAAATTTTCCCAAATCACTATTCAAGAGTTCGTTATCAAATTCATTTTCATAAATTCCAATTTTCTTCAATTCTCTTGCCTCATTAATTAAGTTAAAATATTTTTGACTTCCCGGTCTGAATACATTCTCACTAACAGGAATATCATTTTCCAAATGATATTGTAATTCTTCAGAAATTAGAGGAGTTTCTTTATATTTTTTTAGTGCCCTTATGATAGACTCTTTAATTGATTCATTTTTTGGTTTGTATGAAGTCATTACGGGTTTTTGACCTTTCCCTGTTTGTGTATCTTTCTTTTCTGCGGCTCTCTTTTGTCTACAAGCGGCTTTTTTATCGGAGTCACTCATTTTACCAGCAACACCTGCAGCTCTACATTTAGGATATGCTTTAGAATCCGCATCAGGTCTACCACACGGTGGATGTTTACCATCCTTATCCCTACTACATATATTAACCCACGGACCTTTTGGTTGTGAACTACCTTTCGGTTTCTTTTTCTTACCGAACCAAACGGCTAAATCTTCAGAAAGTAAAATTTCACTCATATTGATTATATTTTAAAAATTGTTATACATATAAATATCAAACAAGGTAATTATGTCACAGAATTTTGAAGAAGGAGTTTTATTTGACACAATCAAATATCAAAACAATGAAGACTTAGGTCGTTTTTTAGAAAAAATGACACCAGAACAAGGTGTTTATTGCTTAATGCAGGCGGCTCGTAGTGGATTTTCTCGAGGTGTTTTCTCAATAGAGGAAACTGAAGTATTATCTAAAGCTATTAGAATACTTACAAAAGATAAAGGTGAAACACCAAGTAGTATTGGAAATCCTGAAATTCACAAATCTTAATTTTTTTATTTATTGTGTTACAAAAAAAAAGGGGACCGAAGTCCCCTTTTCTATTTAGTGTTTTGAGATTATCTCAATTCTCTTAAGTCGAATGTTCTTACACCATCAACTGTAACCTTACCATAGAAACGGTTATTAACCATTTTCTTAGCGTAACGTGTCATAATACCCTTAATAGGAGTAAAGTTGAATGGGTTGTACATTGTCGGAGTCAACTGAAGAGGTACATATGGTGCGTAAACGTAACCTGTATCCAACAAAGAGTTACCTTTGTGACCTAACAATACTGTGTTAGGTGGGAAGTATGGGTCACGATATACTTGATATCTACCTGCTAATGTACCGATTCTCTCGATACCCATGTTGTACTGGTCCTGCTCAGGAGCTGCGTTTGAAACGTGGAAGTACTCCAAGTCATCAAAAATAGCACTAATTTCAGAAGATACAACAATCCAGTTTGCTCCACCTCTCAAAGTAGACTTGTGAATTTGAGCTGAAATTTGGTTGATTGCTGTAATCAACGTTTGGTTCCAGTCTTTCTGAGTGTACTGAGTTAATGGATTTGCTGAAGTTCCTCTCTTCCAACCGTTGTAGTCCCATCTTAATGTCCAAGCCGCACCTTTTCTAAGGTCTCTCAAGATTTCTCTGTCGATTTCAGCTGCCACTTGCTCTGACAATAAAGCTGTCAATTCAGCTTCTGCGTCGATGTTGTGGAATGCTGAAACGTCTTGTGCCATTTCAGGTGACCATTGTGCTCTTAACTTTCTTTCTGTAACAGAAACAGTTACTGACTCAAGGTCAAATGATACTTCACCAATTCTATCTTCGAATTCCATTTCTTTGTAAATTCTGTAAGTAGTTGTAAACTGTGAACTTGCGACTGTTGAACCGTTAGCTACTGTTGTGTAACCTGAGTAACCGTCAAATGAACCTGCTCCGATAGAACATGGAACTTGGAAGTCAACTTCTAAGTAAATCTTACCGTCAGAGTCACAAATGTTGTCGTATGAACCACCGTTAGCCGTGTTTGAAGAACCAAATGCTGGTGATGATGTTCCACCGTATTCAACGATACCTTTACCATATTTTTGAGTTACAACTCTGAACAACAAGTTACCTGTAACTGCTGACCAAGGTGATGTACCCGATTTTGATGTGATTGTCAAATCTGAAAGGAATGTTTCAGTGTCAACTGTGTTACCATCAGGACCCATTAACTTACCGTATGAACCTGAGTTCGAGAAACCTGACATAACAAGTAATACTTTTCTGTATTCACCTGCAGTATAACCTGACGATACCAATGAATCACCAACCCATACAACTGTTACGTTTGGTGCAGTTACAGAAGAGAACTGACCTTTAGAGTAGTCGAATAATCCTGGTGGGTCAAGAGCTGGTTCGTTACCTTCGTAGAATCTATCGTAAAGGTCTTTACCATTGTCTGAACCATAACCTTGATTAGGTGAGTTCTCACCTGAATCAACCGCTTCAGGTGAACCGATTGGTGCGTAGTGTTGTGTGCCGCTAGCACCACCAACATACTGTTGAATTTTAGGTACGAAGTAGAACAATTTACCGATAGGTAAGTTCATTGCTTGTACTGATACAATATCGTTAGCTAATAATTTAGAAAATACTCTTCTAACGATAGGGAAGACAACCGTCTCAAATGACCCTGTGTCAGATGTAGATGATGCTTCGTTTATAAGGTGAGACGCTTGGTTTTCGTAAAGTTGAGCCACATTTTCTCTCATGTGACCTTTCAAACCTTCCAAGAAACCTAATTTGTCCCATTTGTTGATTGTGTCTTCTTTGATAACTTTCAAGTGCTTAAGACCGATGTTACCAACTAAGCCTGATTCTAATAATGCTCCCATTTTAGTTTTTATTTAGTTTTGTTTTAGTTTATTTTTATTTTTGTAATTTACTCATTAAATCCTTCATTCTTAAGAATTGTGGATTTTCATAAGTTTTAGACTCAATAAGGTTTGTCGAAGCACCTCTTGAAGGTGTTTTAGAAACTTTAGACTCAACAGATTCTGATAATGTTGTTGTCTCCTTGCTTACATATTCTTCTTTCAAAGTCTTATATAAAGTCTTAGATTCTTTTAAAGATTCGACAGTATCAAATCTTCTCAAAATGTTAATTTTTTCTTGTTTTGTTGTTGTTTGCTCAGTGAACAATCGTGTTGCGTAAGCTAAGTTTGAATTGAAAACAGCAACTTCATTTAATTTTTCTCTGAAAATATTTAATGCTTTTCTGTATTCTTCATTCTTTGCTCTCAAAGATTCTACTTCTTTAGCCAACTCACTCTCAGATACAGTTCTTACCTTTTGTTTTGGTAAACCGTGTCTTTTTGGGTCGTTCTTAGAACCATTACCCAAAGTACGAGCAGCTTCAGTTG